CATCAATCCGTGGTAATGTGCTTGGATTAGATCTATATGTTGATGCCAACATGGTATCTACAACTATTGATGATTCAGCATTTATTATCGTGCCATCAGCAATCGCAATTTACGAGAGTCCAGTATTAAGACTTTCAACAAACGTACCAACATCAGGCGAGATCGAATTGATGCTGTACGGATATTTGGCAACCAAGACACTTGTGTCTGGTGGTCTACAACGCTATAACATGACAGCGTAGTAATAGCAATACTTTAATAATCCTCTGGGGTTTAGTAGCCCTAGCCCCAGAGGAGCTTTTTAAGAGAGGACAGTATGGCAGCCACAATGGTCACACAGGCAGAACTTCGTACCAACTTAGGTATTGGAAGTTTATACAGTGATGCTACCGTGGAAGAGTGCTGTCAATCGGCAGAGGATTTAATTTCTAAATATCTTTGGCACAATGATGCTCCAGTAGTGGGCACATCTATTAGCAACAATGTAGCAAGTGTAGTTTTAGCAAACCCTGGCATATTTGTTGCCGGTCAATCAATAACAATAAGTGACTGTGGTGCGACTTACAATGGCACATACACATTAACCGGATCATTTCCAGGTACAACAGTGCCAGCATCTATTGGCACAGCGTTTTGGAGCACATACGCATTTAGTTCAAACCCAAACGGTTACAGCATCATTCAATATGCAAAGACAGCTGCAAACGATCCATTTCATTTTGTTAAACCATACGGCCGAGCCCTTGGCCCAGAGCATAAATCACAGGCTTACACTGCGACCCCTGCTATCAGAGAGGCTGCGATGATCGTAGCTGTAGACATCTGGCAAGCACGTCAAGTTAGCCAGACTGGTGGGGTAGGTATGGATGGGATCAGTGCGTCGCCTTACAGGATGGGTTTCCAACTTGTAAATCGTGTACGTGGTCTCATCCAACCGTATGCTAATCCTAATACACTGGTCGGATAATGGCCGCAATAAGCACGTTACGTGGCACGCTAGCAACTGATTTAGCAAACGCTGGAGTATGGTCTACTTTTTCATACCCACCTGCAACCCTATTGGCTAACAGCGTAGTAATAACACCTAGCGATCCTTACATTGTGCCATCTAATAATGACTACACAAGTATTGCACCTTTAGCAAATTTTAAGATTTTAATAACAGCACCTGCATTTGACAATCAGGGCAACCTTAAAGGTATAGAAGATTTTATTGTGGCAATAGTAACTAAACTGAACGCATCATCCTTGGTGCTAAACATATCAAGTGTCTCCGCTCCAGCTATAACTAATGCAGCTAGTGGAGATTTATTAACGTCAGAAATAACAGTATCAATCCTAACGAGCTGGAGCTAAAATGAGTCTAACACCAGAAGATTTAGCCTTCTTGAAGAAGATAGGTCAGATCGAAGAAGCACCAAAACCTGCACAAACTAAAGAGAAAGATAAGGAGTAATAATGGCAATTTTCTTAAACAACACAGCTGTAGTAACTTTTAACAGTGTTGATCTATCAGCGTATGTAACAGCCGTAACTATCAATCAATCATTTGATGAATTAGAAGTCACTGCTATGGGCGATACTGCACACAAGTTTGCTAGAGGACTAGAGGCCAGCACTATTACTCTAGACTTCTTAAACGATAACGCAGCAAGCACAGTAATTCCAACACTACGTGCTGCTTACGGTACAACTGTACCTTTGACAATTAAGCAAGCAAGTGGTGCAACATCTGCTACAAATCCGCTTTACAGCACTACCGTTTTAGTGAATAATCTACAAAACATCAACGGTGCTGTTGGCGATATATCATCACAAAGCATTACATTTACTTGCAACAGCGTAATAACTGTAGCGGTAGCATAAGGAGCAATAATGGCAAAGCTAAAGATAACAAGGGCTAATGGCGAGGTAACAGAACATAAGATCACGCCAGGTGTCGAGTACGCTTTCGAGTTAAAGTACGGCGCAGGAATTAGTAAAGTCCTACGTGACCACGAACGGCAGACTGAGATTTATTTCTTAGCGCATGAGTGCTTACGTAGGGCTAACGTAACTGTACCTGTATTTGGTATTGAGTTTATCGACAGCCTAGAAACTGTTGAGGTATTAGACGAAGAAAAAAAATAGTACAGCGTGACTCTACGCTCTATTTGATAGCAAACTTATCTGTAGAGCTAGGGATCGCGCCTAGCGAGTTCATTAACATGGATCAAGAAATGCTAAAGGCTATTGTGCAAGTCTTACAAGATAGAGCAAAGGAGATCAAAAATGCCAGTCGAGGTCGTAGGCGTTAAAGATGTCCTTAAAGGTTTAGAGTTTGTTGATGAAGATATGCGCCAACGTATAAGAATTGCTATAGATCCTTTAATGCGTGGAGTAGCTAATAAAGCCAAATCATTTGTACCAAGTAATAGCAGTGTATTGTCAGGCTGGAGCAAAGCACCTAACCCAGAGATTAACTATCGGCCATTTCCTAGATATGATGCTAATACCGTAAAAGCAGGTATTGGATATAACTCAGGCGAAAACAAAACATTTAGAAATGGATTTAAGGTTAGCAACTACGTCTATAACGTAAGCGCAGCTGGTCGCATATATGAGACTGCAGGTCGCAATAACCCACAAGGGCGTGCGCCATTTCAGCAAATAGATCCAAGCACACCTAACTCACCGGTGGGTGCAGTGCAAGGATTTGAGGGTACTAAAAGAGCTAGAGAATATACATATAATAAATCTACCAGAGAGTATGCATCTAACAATCCGTTTGCAGGTTATCAGTTTGTAACATCTATGCCAGGACTTACATCACAGCCTAGGATTAAAGGTGTACGAGGTGGCACCGGTAAGAAAACTAAAGGCAGACTTATATTTAAGGCGTGGTCTCAAGATAGCTCTAAAGTTTATGATGCAATACTGCAAGCAATAAATTCTACAGCTATACAATTTAACAAATCTACAGAAATTAAGAAGGCAGCCTAATGGCCAATGTAGTTGTCTCGGCTATTGCTACCTTTAATGGCAAGGCACTAAAAAAAGGTCAAAAGGATATATCAGCCTTTGATAAGCAAGCACAAAAATTAGGCAGAACCTTTAGTCGTGTTTTTGCTGCCACAGCACTAGTCGCGTTTGGCAAAAAGGCTGTTAATGCTTTTGCGGCCGATGAAAAGGCCGCTAAATCGCTAGCAGTACAGTTACAAAACACAGGCAACGCTTTTAGAATAGCCGAAGTAGAAACCTATATTGCAGGCCTACAGAATTTATACAAAGTATTAGACGATCAATTGCGCCCAGCATTCCAGACCCTATTAAACGCTACTGGCTCCGTCACTCTTAGTCAAAGGGCATTAGAAACCGCATTAAATGTTAGCGCTGGCACTGGTGAAAGTTTAGAAACTGTAATCAACGCAATAGCAGCTGGAGTCCGAGGTCAAACAAAGGCTATTAAAGGATTAAACACTGGTATAGATGCAAACATAATTGCTTCTGGTGATATGAATAAAATCATGGCCGCATTAGAAAAAAGATTTGCAGGCCAGGCTTTAGCCAGATTAGATACTTACGCTGGCAAAATGGATGCCCTAAAAATAGCTGCCGCAGATGCTACTGAAATTATAGGCAAAGGTTTAGTTGATGCTTTAAGTGCTTTGGGTGATGATAACTCAATACAAGAGGCTGCCGATTCTATGAATAGTTTTGCCTTGGCTATTGCCGATACAGTTAAAGGCTTAGGTATATTAGTAGGTGAAGTTAAAAAGTTTGCAGATAGCGATGTGGGTAAATTGCTAGGCGCCTTAGCTTTCCTTGTGTTCGGATCTAAAAAACTAATTATAGGTGGGGCGCTAGCCTTAATTGGTTATGATATAGGCAAGAGCAATCCTACCGCCAAGCCAAACGTAGGAGGCTATTCAGGCATACCAGATATTCGTACTGCCCAGGCGTTACTTAAAGCACGCAAAGAAGAATATAATATAATTACAAAAAAGAACGCTTTAGAAAATAAGAACGTAGAAGAGTTACGCAAGAAGTTTGACCTAGAGCGCATAGGTTTAACCGCAGCCTTAAACAGTGCAACAGATGAAGAGACTAAGTTACGCTTAAAGGCACAGTTAGCAATCCTTGATAATAATGAGGCTTTGGCTAAGAAGTTATTAGCCGAGATGGAAGCAGCCGAAGCCCTAAAGAAGTTAGCTGAACAAGCGGCAGCAGCAGGTAAGAGCATTACAGAATTTGCTTTAATACAGGTTAGATCTTTAATCAATAGGATTAACGCTCAGATAGAAGCCATTAACACCCAATTTGGCACACCTAAATCACCAGGCACTACTACACAAGCCCCTGCTATGGTATTTCCACCGTTAAAAACAGAGTACTACTCTGGACAGCAAGATATTACAAATCCTTATGCAGGTACATATTACGGTGAGACTGGTAGAGATCCTATGCCGGTGGAAATTAAAGTAACTGTAGATGCTGGTGGCGATAGGATGAGTCAGGCTATAGCAGAAAGCATACAGGTGGCCACAAGGTCAGGTTACTCAACAGTACCTGCTGGATTCTTAGTATGACCGTACCAGTAATAAATGCAATAATTAACTTTAGCACTGGACCATCCTTTGCTCAGGCTATGATTATTGACCAAGGTATTTTAGGGACTAACGTACTAGCAGACTCTGCAGCTGTAATTGTAGATGTGTCTAATCGTATAAATCGTATTGAGACTAACAGAGGTCGTACTGCTCTATCAGATCAATTTCAGACGGGTGCGCTTACTTTACGTATAGTAGATCAGAATGGCGACTTTAACCCACAAAATGTAAGTGGGCCTTATTACAATTTATTAACACCTATGAAGAAGGTTCAGATTACTGCAACCTATGGCAGTGTTACTTATCCTATATTTTCTGGATTTATTACAAGTTATGTAACTACCTACCCAGATGATTCTGGTGACAATTTAGCTATAACAACCATACAAGCTGTAGATGCATTTAGATTAGCCCAAGTAGCACAGATAAGCACAGTTACAGATGCTACCGCTGGACAATTATCTGGTACACGTATTAACAAAATATTAGATCAAATTGATTGGCCTGATTCAATGCGTGATATAGATGCAGGTCTTACTACTGTGCAAGCAGACCCAGGCACTAATCGCACAGCCCTGTCAGCTCTTACTACCGTCTCTACTTCTGAGTATGGCGCACTATACGTAGATGGGTATGGTTCATTTGTATTTCAAGACCGTCAAGTCACAGTAAGTTCGATTGGTGGCACACCTACAGTTTTTGCAGACAACGGCACAGGAATAGTTTATTATGACGCTAGTTGGATACTAAATGATGTGCTTATATTCAATAAAGCCACTATCACTAGGACTGGTGGCACAGCACAGGTAGCATCTAATCAAGCGTCTATAGATAAATATTTCTTACATAGCTACTTCTTAGACAACCTACTTATGCAGACCGATGCAGTAGCCCTAGATTACGCCCAGGCTTATGTGGCTAGTAGAGCTGAGACCACGATCCGATGTGATGCCATAGTCCTAGACTTATACACGCCTAACTATGATACAGGCATAGTTGCAGCCCTAGACCTAGACTTCTTTGATCCGATAACTATTAAAACTACTCAGCCAGGCGGATCTTTGCTAGAGAAGACCCTACAGATTTTTGGTATTCGCATGAATATCAGCCCAAACGCTTGGAAGGTTACCCTCACTACACTGGAAAGTGTCATAGATGGGTTTATAATAGGCAACGTAGATTACGGTGTCTTAGGACAAAACGTACTATCTTATTAAGGAGATATAATGGCAACAGGATTTCCAGCAGCTACAGGTGATGTACTTACCTCTGGCATGTTTAACGGTTTAACTTCATTTACAGTAGGCACTGCTAACACTACAGATTACACAGCTGTACTAAATGACCAATACCAAGTGTTAGAGATAATGAACAAAGCCACAGCAATAGCATTTAAGATTCCAACAGATGCATCTGTAGCATTCCCAGTAGGCACAGCAATTACAGTATTAAATATTGGCGTAGGTGTTTGCACAATTAGCGCAGTAACACCAGGCACTACCACAGTATTAAGTGCTGGCGCAGTTGCAGCATCACCAACCCTTGCACAATACAAATCTGCAGTATGTATTAAAACAGCTGCTAATGCTTGGTATGTAGTAGGAGCAATTGGATAATGATTGGTAATATTGTTGCAGGGATATACGCCGGCGGATTACCACCGTTTGATGGCACAGTTAATTATTTAGTTGTTGCTGGGGGTGCTGGTGGTGGTCGCGGATATGGTGGCGGTGGTGGTGCAGGTGGTTTACGTTCTACAGTAACTGCAACTGGCGGTGGTGGAACATTAGAAACTGCTTTGACTTTATCTGGCGGCACTAATTACACAGTTACTGTCGGTGCTGGCGGTGCTGGTGCAACTTCTGGCGGTAGCGGTACTAAAGGTGCTAATGGTTCTAATTCTGTGTTTTCTACAATTACATCTACTGGCGGCGGTGGTGGTGGTAGTGATACTACAGATGGCGCAAGTGGTGGTTCAGGCGGTGGTGCTGGTTATTTAAAAACTGGTGGCGGTCGCACTGTTAATCAAGGTTTTGTAGGTGGTAATGGCGGTGGTTCACCATCATTCCCTGGCGGCGGTGGCGGTGGTTCTGGCGCAGCTGGTGGTAATGCTGCAGGTTCTGTTGCTGGTTCTGGTGGTGCAGGCGTTGCAGTAGGTATTTCTGGTGGTTCTGTAACCTATGCAGGCGGTGGTGGTGCTGGTATAGAAGGTGGAACAGCGGGTTCTGGCGCAGCTGGTGGAGGTAATGGAACTACAAATGCTTCTGCTGCTAGTGCTGCAACTGTAAATACTGGATCAGGTGGTGGTGGTGGTGGATTTGGTGGCGCAGGCCCTGGTAACGGTGGTAATGGTGGATCTGGCATTGTAATTTTACGATGGACTGTAGGAACAATTACTATTGGTGCAGGTCTAACAGGAACAACATCTACTTCTGGTGGTTTTCAAATTGCCACAATTACAGCTGGTACTGGAAATGTGAGTTGGGCATAATGGCACATTACGCATTCCTAAATGAAGATAATATCGTTACCGAAGTTATTGTTGGTATTGATGAAACACAAACTATTGAAGGTTTAGATACCGAAACTTGGTATGCGAATTTTAGAGGACAAACCTGTAAGCGTACTTCTTATAATGGCAGAATCAGATATAACTACGCAGGTATTGGTTACACCTACGATGCAATTAGAGATGCATTTATAGCACCAAAGCCTGATAATGCAATTAGTTTTGATGAGGCTACTTGTACTTGGATAGTACCTGAGCCCGAGCCTAACTCATGAAACCATGGCTATGTGCAGCTGGTACGCAGTTAAGAGATCAGATTGATACCTGGTACCCAGATCGTCGCTCTACCAGTGATGGGTGGGTGGGTGATGCTCGTCATTCCGCCACAAAATCGGATCATAATCCAGATGCAACTGGGTGTGTACGAGCCATTGATGTTGATTCTCGCTTGGATTCATCCGAAGGGATCTCAATATATCTGGCTGACCAGATCAGAAAATGTGCGAAAACCGATAAGCGCATATCTTACGTAATCCATAACGGCATGATCGCTAGCAAGATACTCAATTACAAGTGGCGTAAATACAGGAATTTTAACAAGCACACAAAGCACATACATATCAGCTTTACAAAGTTAGGCGATAAAGATAGTAAGCCGTTTGATATACCACTACTGGGAGGCAAGTTATGAAACTAACAAAGAAACACAAGGCAGCAATTAAGTCTTATTTAAGGGCTGTAGCAGCTAGCGGTATAACCGTGGTCCTGGCTATTGCCGCTGATATACACCCTGCTTATGCCACATTGTTGGGTGCTGTTGTAGCACCTCTAATTAAAGCTGTAGATCCTTCTTCTGGTAAAGAAGTTGATTATGGCATCGATGCGAAATGAGTCCAGCAGAGTGGGCTGGCTTTGGGGCTGGCGTGTGCGCCGTGCTAACAAGTTTATTAGTGGGTCTGCGCTTTCTTATTAAAGGCTGGCTTAACGAATTGAGGCCCAACGGTGGCCAGAGTATGAAGGATCAATTAACTCGACTAGAACAGCGTGTTGATGACCTATATTCTCTAATGAGTAAGCGACAATTGTGACGTGGCTGACACTAGACGTAGGCGTAAGAAAGTTAATAAACGCATAGTACGTAAGTCCCCTGAGCCGTTGTCTAAAATAGATCAACATTATATTGCTATGAACGAGATTTACAAGGCAGCACGCAAGGCAGGATTTAGCGAGAGTTGTGCGCTGTACTTTGTATCAGATAGGGCAACCATGCCCGACTGGGTGATAGGTGATGGCGGCATCATACCTAGTATCGATCCTACTGAAGAGGGTGAAGATTAAGCGTTGGCTTGTAATCTCAGATTTGCAGGTACCGTATCAATTGGACTCTGCGGTAAAGAATATAATCAAACTGGCCAGGCGAGAGAAGTTCGACTCGGTATTGGTGGTGGGCGATGAAATTGATTTCCAGAGTATTAGTAAATGGAGTGAATCAACACCTCTCGCTTATAGCGAGGACCTACACGCTGATCGTGAGCTATGTAAGCAGATCCTTTTTGATATCGGCGAGTACAGCCCAGAAATGCATATTATCCGCAGCAATCATACTGATCGCCTATACAACACTCTTCTAAAAGTCCCAGGGTTAATAAACCTTCCAGAATTGCAATACCCAGCCTTTATGGGCTTTGCCGACATGGGCATGACCTACCACCGCAAGGCCTATGAATTCCATCCCGACTGGGTACTCTGCCACGGTGATGAAGGAAGTATGAGCCAGCACGCAGGTATCACAGCTCTAAACCTGGCTAAGAAGTTCGGTAAATCAGTTCTGGCTGGACATTCGCACAGGCTGGGCATGTCTGCCTACACAGAGGGCGTAAACGGCCACCACAGGGCCTTGTATGGGGTAGAGGCTGGGAACCTAATGGATCGTAAGAAAGCAGGCTATATTCGCTATAACAGCGCGAATTGGCAAAACGGCTATGTTATACTAGAAGCCGCAGGTAAGACACTAACACCTACATTAGTGCCTATCGATCCGAAGGATGGCTCATTTACCGCACTGGGCAGGTATTACGGGTAAAACGTTACCAAATCGTTATACAAATACGCCCCAAAACTATCCACAAAGTCGTACACAGATGCAATACTTGGGCTATGCCAAGAAGCAAAGTACTGGCATAGACGGGCTACAGATGAAAATACAGATAGACCTGAAGGCTGCTGATTTTGAACAGCTATGGATCAACTCAATGGAATGGCAAAACAACGACTGGCAAAAACAAGCAGACCGTTTTGAACCCAACCCACTGTTTACCTGGCAATACGCATACTGGTTTGATAATTACGCTGCCTTAAAAATGGCAGAGGGTTTCATAGCTGGTTTAGGTAAGAATTACGCTTTACATAGCGATGAAGGTACTGGCGACTGGGTAATGCTAACTAACTACGCTAGTCCATGCCACCTACGCAAGACACTGGTGAACGCATGATTGAGACAACGGCACCCTGGGTAGTTCTTTACTTCGTATTAGGTTATTTTATTCTTTGGGGCGTTTATTCAACTATTAAGGATAACGCGTTCCAGGCTGGGTACTGGAAAGGCCGTAAAGACGGCTTTGAAATGCACCGCAGGATTACAGATAGCAAAACTAATGCCGACAACAACTGAACAGCTATTAGATAATGTCGTCAAAACTATTCATGCGCGAGGTCTCAACTATGGGCATCCAATTACAAACCACAAGAGGATTGCCGAACTCTGGAGTGCATATCTGGGTTATCCAATCCAGCCAAACGAGGTTGCAGTTTGTATGGCACTGGTCAAAATCAGCAGGCAAGCTGAGGATGCTGCGTACATTGACAATTACGAAGACGCCATTGCCTACCTTGCAATTGCTAAAAGCATTACAGACGCCATGCAAGACGACTCCGACGATTGGAAATAGCGATGGCATTTAACTTACAAGATTATGAAACAGTCGAGAGCCGACTGGAAAAATGGTGGAAGGATTACCCAGATGGAAGAGTGGCAACGAAACTTGAACAGGCCTCAGACGCTAGATACATTGTTAGTGCTGAACTATTTAAAACGGAAGCAGATCCCAAGCCGTGTGCGACTGGGCTTGCTAGTGAGAGCGTTTCTGATCGCGGCGTTAATTCAACGTCTGCATTGGAGAACTGCGAGACTTCAGCGATCGGCCGTGCGCTTGCAAACGCAGGTTATGCGGCTAAGGGCAAACGTGCCAGTCGAGAAGAGATGACCAAGGTCGCCCGTGAAGAATTTAAACCTAAGTATGGCGCCCCAGGATCTAAGTCGGCTGCGATGGAGTATGCGCTACATCTTGTGGACTCACAACTCAAAGATATTCCTAACGAGCCTGTGCCTGTTGCTTGGTCTGTTGGTGAAAGCGTCACTCAAATTGGTCAAGTACCTGATGCTGGGTTTACTTGTAGGCATGGCAGTATGGTAAAGAAAGAAGGAGTTGCCAAAGGCACCAACAAACCTTATGCAGGCTATGTGTGCAGCGCACCCAAAGCCGAGCAATGCGACGCCAAGTGGGCAAAACTAACAGCTAACGGCACGTGGTTTTGGCCCGACGATTCAGAGCCAGGTAAAGGGGGTGAATAGATGGGATTTATAGAGGTCAGGAACGGTTCAGGCTTCACCTTACGCATGGAAAATGATAAGGAAAGCCTGAGCCCTAGTACCGAGAGATGTGTAGCTTGTAATGACGACAGACTAATACATTCAGGTAATTTCTTAGTATGTACCCAATGCCACTGCAGGCAATAAGGAAGGGAACACTAGCACATGCACGCACAGTTTAAGTGTAACGGCTGCAATCGTAAGACGGAGTTTCTATGGCTAGAAGAATTAAATACTCCCGAAGGATTTAAAGCCTATCAGTGCATGGACTGTGGGTGTGTCGGCATCAAGAACATCGCCGAAGCGCTTACCATACCTGACTCGGACATAATCCGATGTGATAAGTGTGGTAGTTGGAAGTTTAACTCCGTGGTCTGCCACACTTGCGCACTAGTTAAGGAGAAGTAATGCCTACAGGTAGACGTAATTCAGGTGGCGACGATTACTACACATCGCGGTGGATATTTGACGGCCTAGGCCTACAGTTTGATTTAGACCCGTGTTCGCCGATAGTAGGCGGTGTCGTACCAGCTAAGAGCAAGTACACGATAGAAGATGATGGGCTAACTCAGCCTTGGTTTGGCCTAGTTTGGATGAACCCACCGTATTCTAAGCCTACGCCTTGGGTTGATAGGTTTCTATCGCATGCCAACGGTATCGCCCTGGTACCTTTTACCAACGGCAGATGGTGGTTTAATCTATGGAACCACGCCGATGCAATTATGCCTATTGCTTATAATCACAAGTTTGATCGAGCCGATGGTAGCCGTAAGACCATCACGTTTAATACGGCTCTCTACGGTATAGGCGAAGTAGCTGTGGATGCTATCAATAGGTTTAAGTTACATAGGATCAGATGATGACTTGCCGTCTGACCTGCGGTTATGCTGATTGACTTGCATGCGCATGCTACCCTCTAGTTCGCATTTGCCCTCAAGGCAAAAACGCGAGCCGCAACGCGGCAGGCTCGCGAGGTGTGCACTAGTAGCCACCGCTCTATTTGTAGCACAAATATTATGCCTTGATAAAGCTGCTTCCCAAGTTACTGAAACTACAAATCATTATCGTCAATGGGCTTTCATACAGCTAAATAACTTAGATGAATTCCATTGCTTAGATTACCTGTACTACAGAGAGTCTAGGTGGAACCCAAGCGCTCGCAATGGTTCGCACTACGGAATACCTCAAGGCAGGTCTAAGTACTTAGCAAAGGTAGACGGTTATAAGCAGGTTGAATGGGGCATTAAATATAACCTCAATAGGTATGGCTCTATGTGTAACGCTTTAAATCATTATAAACTTAAAGGCTGGCATTAGTGGTTAATAAAAAGGCTAAACATCAACGTGCCATGGGTAGTAGTCAATGGAAGAAGCTACGATTGATGGTGCTTGATCGTGACGGCAGGATATGTTACGCGTGTGGTGGCGAGGCTAAAGAGGTGGACCACATATGGCCACGCTCTAAAGGCGGTGACATGTTCGACCCATTAAACTGTGCGGCTATATGCCGTGCGTGCAACCTAGCCAAAGGGGACCGTTTTTTTAGCCCTACGCCGAC